TGTATTCCAGATTGTAAGTATGGATCTATTTCTATTGCAGGAGCATTCTCTGGATCAAATTCTCTTTTAGCAGGAGCATTTGGCATAACACCTGTTTCAAAATATTTTTCATAAGCTTCTTTATTACCTTGCACTTTGTCCATAGCTGCCTTAGCTTCTACTGGACCAATAATACCTTCCGAAACTAATGCACTACTTAACTGTCCAATATATCTAGTCAAACCTTGATAACTATCAATTCCTTTGTTTCCTTTGCCTAAACCATTAATTAATGCTCTAGTAGTTGCAGGTCTAGACATTGCGTAAGCTAAACCAGCAGGACCTAATACAAAAAATGTAGCAGCACCTGGATCAATTGTACCTGTACCAAAACCAACTACACCAACTATTTGTGATAATGCACCAGCTTGTTTCATCTGTACAAGCATATCTCCACTTGTTCCCGCAGCACCTGGTGGTTTAATCTTACCTTCAATTAATTGTAATCTTCTAGTATATTCTTTAATACCTTTTATTTGTGATTTTGTTAAGAAACCAACATCATCTTTTAATAACCAATCATAATCTTTTAAAAATTTTTCTGCACCTGTTTTATTAAGTTTGTAATACTGACCAGATTTATCTACACTGTTTCTTAAAAAATCTTTAAAGAATTGCCCTTGTAAAGCTCCTTGTATTGCTTCTCTTCGTGGGAATAAATCATATTGTTTTCCCCCAGCATTAATTTTAGCATCTTTCAAACTTTTTTGAAAAGCTCTAAAGTAAGTTGGTTTACCTGCACCAATAATATTTTTGTATAATCTTTCTTGACCAAAATCACTTTTTAACAAATCTTTTACCACCTTACCTTCAAATGCTTTTCCTCCTAATTTTGTAAAATCTGAAGCAGCTTTTCTTGCTGCATTTACTGAAGCTGGTAGAGGAGAGTTTGCTAACATAGATTCCATTCTTTTCACTATTTCAGCTTGTACTGATTGTGCTCTACCGATTGGTCGCATACCAGCTATTTCAGAATAAGCCAATCTAAAAGTATTATAATCTGTTTCATTACCCATTCTATTTACAATTCCTAACATCGTTTTTACATCACCATTATCAGGAACTATATTTTGTTTTGTAGCAAGGTTTATATATTCACTTAAATTATCAACCGATTCATCAAGTCCTTTATAAGTATTAGTTACAGTTATTTTTGAAGGTACTTCTGGTCCTCTAATTTTTACATTAAAAGCAGGGTTATATGATCCATCTGCTCTTATTGTAGCTTTGTTTACACCTTCTGCTAGTTCATCCCATAATTTATCTTTTGTAGTTTTATAAATCTGTTGACCACCTCTTATTTGTGAATTTAAAAAAGCTGTTACACCATCTGCAGCACCATCATAATCTATTTTGGGTAAATCTTTTGTTAATACTTTTGTAAAATTATCAATAGATTCTATAGTCATTAATCTACTCAAACCTTCTGTATTTCTAATAAAAGCACCACCACCAATTGATGCAGCAGATAACGAACTTGCTAGCTCAACACCAGACTGTTCTGTAATTTTACCTGCAATAATATTAGCATCTTCAAATTTGTATTTACCTTTTTTTACATTGAAAAAATCTGGGTTACCTTTTTGTGCACTCAAAAATGCATCGTCAGTTAACTCTGCACTTTCTAAAATAGATCTTTGTTGTGGTGAAATAAATACTTTTTGTGTTTCATCTGATAATTTATCTAATACTTCTTTACTTGGAAGTTTACCTGTCTCTTTAAACTTTGCTACTTCTTTATAAAATAATTTATCTCCGTCTAAACCTCTTACAACATCTTGTGCACCATCAATTGTTTTTAAAGAAAATCCTGTAACTTTATTATATGTTTTAGCCAAGGCTCCAGCCATACCAAAACCAAGCAGTTCACCAAAGGCACCTTGAGCTGTACCTCTTGCAACTTCTCTTACAATACTTTCTTTAGGATCAAATGTTTGAGATATAGCTGCACCAGCTCCACCCCCTAGTCCTGCACCGGTTACTCCTCCAATTAATCTTTGTTTACCTTTACTTAAATTTAAAAGTGGTCTAGCTATTCTAGCAACTCTTGCTGCCATTAATCCTGTACCTACTAAAGAAGATCCTCCTGTAAAAGGAGCTAACGCAACACCTGCAACTCCCCCAGCAATAGATAAACCTACCTCTGTGACTATTCTCATAAACTCTGGGCTTGCTAAAAAACTTTCTGTATCTTTATTGTACTTACCTTTTTGTGCATCTGATAAAACATCTTCAGGAGTTATCATAAGTTTCATCTCATCATTAAAACTTAATCCACCTTTACCTTCGACTTTTTTAGCTGCTAAAACAGAATCAATAGCTACCTGTTCTTTTGGAGTAGGCTCAGTTCCTTTTATTTTAAATGTATTTCCTTGTACAACTATCTCTGCCATATAAATCCTTAATTTGCACTAACGTCATATTTATTACCATCGTATTGTTTAATAGTAACACCTTCACTTAAATCAATATAGTTAGAAGCACCTCGCCCAGAAGCCTCCATAATTTCTAAGGCAGTAGTAAAATCTGCATTATTATCTTCTGCAATTGCAATAGCATCTGCAAAGTAACTATCTAATGCTTGTAGCTTTGCTTCAAATGTAGCCTCAGTATCCCCCACTTGTGGAATTAGTTTTGTAATTCTTTCTGCTTCTTGTTCTGATACAGCTGCACCAGAAATTGCTTGTGTTACAAATGAAGTTGCTTGTTGTATTCTACTTTTAAAAGCACCATAGTCTTTTGAAAATTGTGAACCACCTACTTTACCAATTGATGCTCTAATTCTACCCATATCACCAAATCCTACAGGTTTACCTAATTTATAATAGTCATCACCAATTCTAGATAAAATTGTTCTTACTCTTTTACTTCCTTGAATTTGTTTTAAAGACTCTGCAGAAGGTTTTGATACTACAGTAATTTTTCCTTTACCATCTATTTGTGCAATAGATCCTTTGGGTAGATTATATTCTTTTAATTCTGCATCTGTCAAAGTTCTTACCAAATCTGATGCAGTTCCTTTTTGTTTTTCTACAGATAAAATAGTGGCTGGTAATTTACCAACACCTTCTCCCAATGCTGATAGTGCGGGAGCAACTCCTCTACCTTTTGCTTGAAGTAATGGTGCAGCTAAAGTTGCTGCGTAAATAGCTTTTTCTTTAGGAGTTAATGCAGATATACCTCCAGTTTGAAAATGTTTTATAGTTGGTTTTAATGACTTAAAGTATCTATCTTTAAACATTTTTCTTGTTAATACTTTATCCATGATTACCTCGGTTGCATCATGTTATAAGCAGAATATCCTGCTAAACCAGTTCCCACTGCTTGTCCTAAAGGATTAGCTCCGGGAGCCGTGGTTGCTGTAAGTGTACTCTGTGTAGTAGGTAAATTAGTCATGATACCTTTTAAAAACTCAACTCTTTGGTATGGCTCATATGCTCTTTGTAAAGCAGTAGCTCTTTGAGCATCTAATGCTGATTGACCAATACCTCTTTGTAGTGCACCTGCTTGCATCTGTGCATTAATATCTGCTAACGACATCGCTTGTTGTTGTGCACCTAACTGACCTAATCCTTGGCCTGCAGCCAATTGAGTTGAAGTTTGTAAACCTTGTTGTTGTTGAGCTGCACCTAATGCAGTTTGAAATCCTGCCGCTTGTGCTTGACCCATAGCTTCTAAAGTTCTTTTTTGTAACTCTGCTTGTTGAACACCTTCTCTACCACCACCAAAAGCTCCTGCATTTACAGCATTAGCAGCTAATTGATTTTGAGCCATTTGTCCTTGTCTTCCAATTTCATTTGTAACATATTGTTGGTAAGGGTTTAAAAATTGTGCAATGTTTGGTCCGGCAGCAGCAGTTTGTTGTGCTCCTGTAAATGCACCAATACCAGATGTAACTGAACCGGCACCTACTCCTGTTTGTCCTGCTTGTGCAATACCAGCTTTTTCTAGTGATGAAATTGGTGCTACTTGAATTCCTGGAAGGTTGACTGGACTTTTAGCTAAGTTTGCTGCTTCATCATATAAGGCTAATTTTCTAGCCTCTACTCCTGGTGCTTCTCTTGCAATACTTGTTTGTGTTCCTGTAGAGGTTGTACCTCCTCCACCACCGCCGCCAAAAATACTCATTAGTTTAACTCCTTTTCAAATTCAACATGTCTAGACTTATAACCATACTTAGGCATAACTTTTTTATAACCTGGTCTCATATAAGCTTTAATTTTTTTACAACCATTTACTTTAGCAAAAGTTTCTAAAGTATTAATTAATTTTTCTTCCCATAAATTCATTTTCTTACCTGTACAAATTAAACCTTGTAATTCTTTAAAGTTAGGGTTGTTAAATATTCTAGTAGTCACAACACCGTAAACTTTATTTGACTCTTCTCCTTCTGAACCAAATACTAAAAACAATTGATTCTCTCCAGAAAGAAGTAATTCTTTAATATCATTAGGCTCCGCATAACCACCACTATAAACCAAAGCTTCCTTAATCATAAAATGAACTAAATCCCAAATATCCTCTACCTTAGAAGGAATGATTGGTAATACTTCAATTTCGTTTTTAATTATCTTTTGTGTTTGCATCGACTAAATCATAAATTCGTTTTAATTTTTTTTGTTGATCATAAAAGAAATCAGCCCCTGCTTTTCTCATGCTCTTATAACTTTTAGGATCTCCACCTGATAAAATACCTGCACCTAATACGGCATCAGCACGTGATACAAATTCTCCATCAGCCAATTGTGCAAGCATTGTATCTTCATCCTTGTCACCGTTACCTGCACCATCTTCAACATAACCTTCGGCTCTTACATAATTGTTGTAATCGTTTTCATCATGATCTGTTTTAGACGGTAAATAATTTACTCCACCTTTATTAAATTTTTTTACTGCACTTGCTAGACCACCTTCATTTGCATAAAACATATTTGATCCATAAGTTTCAGCTCTAGTCGGCATAGCGTTTGTTGCTGGTGTAAATGCACCTTGTAATTTATCAGATTGCTCTGCGTATGCTTTTGTATAATCTTCTTCAGTAAACGGTGGATCTACAACTTCCTCTTCTTGTAATAAAGGTAAAACACTTGAAGCTAATATTGCAGTTTGAAATTTATTTTCTTTTGCTTTTTCTAAAAGATTAGCGGCTATACCTTTTTTAGCTTCGGTTGATCCTGAACCTACGACTGCTTCAGATAATGGTGAAGACCTTGCTACAGTAGCTATTCTTTCTGGGTCCATAAATTGTTTACCACCTAATTCTGATTGAGTAATAGTTTTAAGTCCTCTATCTCCGTATGTTTCTGGAGATCCAAGTGCACCTGAAAAGGCTTTGCCTGTCCCAATACCTAATTGTGGAGCCACTTGTCCTAATGCATAAGAACCACCACCAATTAAGGCAGCATCTCTTAATGCTCGTTTTGTAGATTTCCCTCTAAGTTTTTGTACACCAAATGTGGCTAATGCTAATGTAAATGGATCCATAGTCTATTTTCCTAATAATAGCATATAATACCATTTTACTTAGCTGATATCAACTCATCGTAGAACTTGCCTTGATATTGATGTTCTCCAACATGAACAATAGCATCATTAACATAGGCATAACATTTGCCACCAATATCTCTCCAAAGTTTACAGAAAGCAAAATCCTCCCCGTTATATGTTTTTTCTTTAGGATCATGTAATGTGTCAAAAAAATTCCACATGTTAGGTTTATTAACATACTCACCATTAATTACTGTTTTTTGAACAATTTCTTTATCTGGATATTTTTCTATCATTTTTTCAATAACTTCTCTTTTTATTAACATACATCCAGTAGGAGAATCTGTTACCTCCATTATACCTTTATCTAATTTAATATCATTAGGGTTAGGAACTTTCATGGGATAAGTATGTAAAGCCTTTCTTATATCATCTGGTGTTTTGATTCTTCCCTCTTGCATTTTCTTAAAGGCTTTATCCCACATCAAAGTTTTTAATGGGTAAGGTACAGATATAATATGTTTATCTGCTTTAAGCATAGTAAATATAGACTTACCTTGAAAATATATATCTGAATCAATAAATAATAAATGAGTAGCTTTAGATTCAAGAAAGCCTGCAACTGATAAATTTCTGCCTTGTGTAACTAATGATGATTTGACTAGATGAAAAGATACTTTTAATTTTTTATTAAAACAATCTTTTTGAAATTCTATTAGGGCTTGTGTAAAGTGAATTGAAACATCACTGTGTACAGGTGTTGCAACAAAAACTTCAAAATTTTTAAATTCGTCTTGTTTTTCTTTCCACAACGGCTCTACAGCTTTTTCATAATCTGATTGTGTTTCTATACTTACCTCTTGTAAGGTTTGGTATGTATCTTCATTTATATATTTATTGTTTGACACGTAAGGCTCCTTTCAAAAAGTTTGTCCATTCTACACCCTTTTTTTCCCAACTATAAAATTTTTTATAGTATTTTTGTTGTTCATCCAAATGGTTTTGTATTATATCTGTATGAAGATAATCTGCACAGACATCAATTGCCCCTGCAATACTACTAGCTAAAAGTTCTAAATTTTTAGTGTAAGATACATATACTGGCCACTCTGCACAAGTTTCTGGTAATGCTCCAAAGTTAGTTGTTATTACATGAACTCCTGCAGCTAAAGCTTCTAATGCTGATGCACAAAATGTTTCTTCAAAAATAGATGGATACACAAAAAGATTATAATCAGACATATGTTCTAAAATATACTCATGAGGCTTGTACCCAATATAATTTACGTTGGGTAATTTATTTGCCTGTTCAAATAATGCTTTTGTATCTTGGTTTGCTTTTTCAGCAAATTCACTTCCGTAAATTTCATTTGAACTATACACATCTAAAGTTACATTTGGGTTTTTTATTAATTGCATTGCTAGCAACAAAACATTTAAACCTCTCCAAGGAGTACAATGATGTAAGATTCTTATTGGATCTCCTTTTTTATATATCTTTCTTTTTGGAAAATGACTTGCTCCATTTTTAATAACTATTGATCTGTCCTCTGGTATTTGAAAAAAATACCTAAACTTTTCAAAAGTCCAATGTGAGTTAAAAACATACCAATCATATTCATGATGTCTATTTTTGTTTCTAAAAAAACTTTGTAAGTTAGGTTGATCCCAAGAATTTTTTTGCCAAAGTATATTTATTTTATTTGGATCAAGGGGGACCTTACCTGGTATTGATGTACAAATTTGAAATTTATTTAACAAATCTTTAGAAACATATTTTTCTAATAATTCATGTTGTATTTCTGTAGCGCCTCTGGGTTCCATTGAGTTCTTATACTTCATAGGCTATGGTTTGTAAACATGTTTGAATTCAGAATTATTTACTGTCCATTCTAAAAATTCTTGATTTTCTACAATAGGAAAACCTGCTAAATTAAAAGATGTGTTTAATAGCATAGGAACATTTGTTTTTTTAAAAAACATCTCTATTAAATTATAGTAATTTTGATTATCAATTTTTTTTAAAGTTTGTATCCTACAAGTATTATCAACATGCACTATAGAGGGAACTTCTTTAATCGCTTTTTCTTTTGCATAAACTGCAAATGACATGTGTGGACTTTCTTTTAATGTACCCAAATCAAAATAATCATGTGCGTATTCCAATAATATTGTTCCTGCAAGGGGTCTCCACCATTCTCTTTTTTTAAATTTGTTAACAATATTTTTAGCTTCAGAGTTTCTAGGATCAAATAAAATAGAACGATTTCCTAAAGCTCTAGGTCCCCATTCGCTTTCATTTTGAAAAATGACTAATGGTTTTTGCTCTAATAGTATATCTACTGCTTTTTCTTTAGTTTCTATAATTATCATAATACAATGCAGCACCAATTGATGTACCTGCATCATGAGGTATTGGATCTACAAAAAAATTTAATTCTGGGTATTGTTTAACATATTTAAAATTATTAGAGCAATTTAAAAAATAACCACCAGATAATACAATATTTTTACTTTTATGTTTTACTTGATTTATTAATTCACAAGTTTCTTCATAAGTTTTTTCTTGTACATTTTTTGCAATATTTACATTATCATAATTTAATTCATATTTTTTATCAGTATAAGCATATGAAGATAATCCCATAACTTTCCCAGCATTGTCTCCATTCTCTCCATAACCAATTTCACCACATGCTTTTGTAAATGATAACCCACCTTTAATTTCATTGCTAAATTTATTTAAAAAACCATTAACATATTTAAATAAACTAATTGAAGATGCGTCTTTTGATATTTCTTGATTGCCCCTATAACAAGTACTATGTTTAAAAAAAGGTGTAACGTTTTTATTATTTATTAAATAAATTGATTCTATTTCTTGATATGGAATATGAAACTTACATGCACCACCACCGTCAACAATTATAGCTGCGGCTTCATTAAAATTACTAAAATAAAAAGATGAAACAGCATGATAAATATGATGTTCTTTTTCATCAAAGTAATATGGAGGATTATCTAATTGTTTCTGTAATGAGTTAATTATTTTTTGATCACTGCAAGTAGTGTAAGAGTAATTTCTACCATAAGAAGTATAACAAACAAAATCTGGTTTAAAGTTTACTTTTTGTAATATTGATTGATAAACATTTGTGTTTTCGTCAGGAACATAATTTTTTTCAAGAGTAAATCTTTCTTCATTATAAAAATGTGTAACTTTTTTATTTTCGTAAATACAAATAGATGGGTGATGAGATATATTTATAGAAACTATTCTCACAAAAGCCTTTAGGTTTTATTTTCATGAAGTTTAAGAGTTTCTTCTTTGTATATAATAAAAAATGGTTGTGTCCATCTTTCATCTACAGTTTGTTCCATTGATGGACTATGAGGTATTTGTGAATTATACCAAACACATCTATTATATCTTGATCCTATAATAACAGTAGGTTCATAGTCTTGTGTTTTTTCAAATATAAAAGTTCCATCATGCAATCTATTTGAGTTAAAATATATTACACCAGCTACATCGCAAGTTGAAGAATCTCTATGTGGTTTATATTGTTTCCAAGATGGCGATTTTTTAAACTCCTCTAATTTTGTTTTTCTAAAAAAAGTTGTTATTAACAAAGGTTTAGTATTTGTTTTTTCTTCCCAAGTTTTTTTAAAAATACTGTATGGACTAAAAGGACCTTCATCTGTTAATCTTTTTGACTCATTTGTAGGCATTCCTAATAATCTATCTCCTCCATAGTAAAGGTCATTAGGTTCGTGATTTGGCGAGAAATGAAGATTAATAAAATTGGCTACAATTAAACCTAAGTTATTTGCACTATAAAAATTTTCTATAAGATTAAACATTTCTTATTTTTTTGTTTTTGCACCCATGCTACCTATTCTAGTTACAGTAATTTCTAGGTCTTGTCTAAAATCATTTTCAGTAGTATCAGTATTGGGATCAGCAACATCAGCATCAAAATCAGCTTTGCTATCATAAACTTTTCCTGTTCTTTTGTGTTTAATAATTTCTTTTGCTACCGCAGGTATTTTTGGTATATCGTTCATTGTAATCTTTCTTGTATGTTGTACTTCCGTATTATACTTTCTGGAATTTTTTTTATGTAAGGATTATATACTTTTCTTACAGATCCATCAAATAATTTATGCATATTACTGCCAACTACTTTATCATCGTAAGATAAACCATTTACACTTAACTGGTCTAAATTATTAAATCTATGTTTAAAATAAGGTTCATCTAAAAACTTATATATTTTTTTAAACTCTTGTTCTGGATTTGTAACCATGTCATCATATTTTACATAGTGACAAATATGTTTATAGTTATATGAATTGTTTATTGCCTCAAGCCCTTTAACAATTGCACCATCATTATCCATAAGTAACATTAATTTTTCTTCATCGTTTTTACAATTATATTTATTGGGAAAAGCATCGGGGTTTTCCGTATACCATTTCATGTAACTAGCTAACACATCTATTAAATCTCTTAATAGAACTATACATTTAAAAGAACGTTTAAAATGTTTTTGCATTAATTTTAAATTCGTTTTAGTCATCACAGGTCCACGATCAATAATTATACGTTGTGGCCAATCTTTATAATAATTATCAAACACAGAATCTAACACATTGTCGTATGATTTATAATCTGGATAATTTAAAAACACATCAAGTTGTTTTAACAAATCTAAGTCTTTCATTATCTCTAATGTAATAGAGTTGGGTGTTGCAGCTATTTGAGGGTTTTGATTCATAATACTTGCAAACAAAGTATTACCTGATCTAGGTTGTGATACTAAAAATAAAAGTTGTTTACTTTTTTTTTGCATAAGATCATTGTGTACGTCCCTGTCTATTGTATTTTTTATTGTGTTGCAACTTCTTTTTTTTATTAGGTTTCTTACAATGTCTTCTAGGCCGCTTCCTAGGCTTATCTCTTTCTACGAAATCTTTAAATTTTCTAGCCATTTTCTTGCGATCGGTCTATGAGAGCGTAACTTACAACACCTGTTATTTCGTTAGCTGTACCTGCTTGCATTGATAAGACATCACTTGCTTCCATTGCTAAAGTTTCTTCGATCATATTTGCTTGAGCTTTATTAAGTTCTTTATAACCTATTTTTACAGCTGAACCTCCAGACTTTGTTAATAAAGCATGTGTATCAACATTGCTTGCAGTATCGTGAACTGCTTGTAAATTTTTTACAAGTATAGTTGCATCTGCAGGGCACGTCAAAACAGGAGTAGCATCTGTAGTTGTTAAATTAAATGTTTCACTTTTGTATCTAATTGTCATGATATAAACCAGTTAAAAGTATCTTGTTCATTTTTTAATTCTTGTTGATAAGAAGTGTTTAACTTATCTTGCATCGTTCGTAAAGACTGTGCTACTTGTCTTTGGTTTTCTTGAGTATAAGCAGGGGTAGGTTCAGGTATAACAATATCTACTCTGGCCATTATCTCATTCCATCTGGTTGAACATCTACTCTAAAAGTTCCATATCTCCAATTTTGATCTGTAGAAGTATTTGCTATTTTAACACTAGCAAACCTAGATCTCGCTCTTGTGTCTACCTTTTGTGTTGATCCGGTGACCGTGAATGGTCCTAAAGGAGAAGATGATTCTGTATCACTAGGAAAGTCTCTAAGTAAAATAGTTACTTGGGCATCACCCTGTATAAGTTTAAAATCTGGAATAAACCTTCTCATACTCATAAACATTTGTGCTTCACCTTCAACGGCTAAACTAAAGTCCCCTGATTCAATAAAGGCTGCAATAGCTGTTTTGTTTCCTGCAGTATCTACCTGATCTGTTCCAACTTCGTGAGCATAATAAATAGTACCACCGTTTAAATTTGTTACACCTTGGATTAAAGGGAAAGTTGGTGTTGTTGTTGAATTAAATTCAGTTGCATAAGGAACATCGTATAAATTCGCATCTGTCCAAGTAGTTCTTGATAAAGAACCTGTTGTCCAAGTTCCACTTTGATAATTATATGTAACACATCTATCATTAAAATCTGAACCTGCTTTAGGATAAAACCAAGTTAGTTCTTCATATAAATGATTAAGTCCTACATATACTGATTCACCATTTTGATAATTTACTCCAAGGTTATCTCCTTTACTTGTAAATACAAAGTCTTCAACTTGGCATGGTAAAGATTTAACAGTACCATCGTATACAAAGAATCCACCTGATTCTCCCATCCAATAAACAGCACCATTTACATATTTTATAGAGTGTTGTCCAATAGCTCCACAATTAGAACCTACTTGTCTTATTGAGAAAGTAAATGGAGGTCCTACAAATTGGATAACATAAGCAGAATTATCTGTAAGAACTAAGGTATAATCTTTACCTTTTACAGCTCCTACTATTTTCGTACCTGCATCTATTCTAAATGTACCTGCCGTGTTTACTGAAGTTGGTGTGTAATCACTTATATTTTCTTGATCAGAAAATCTTATAAACATTTTATCTTGTGTTCCTGTATTGCCAATTGTAGTTTCAGTTCCCAACATTAATAAATGTCTATCTCTATCTGAAACTAAGGACATAACAGATGCTGTTGGTGCCCCACTTACTACAGTTGCTCTAGTAGTTAATGCATTAGGATTTGAGTTAATTGGATTCCATTCAAATGTTTTACCATTTTTAATGGTAGCAATTAATTTTTCTCCAAAGTTATCTAAAGACCAAGATGCAGGATCAATTGTCAAAGTCGAAGCTAAAGAAGCTTGTCCCCATGCTGTGTAATATTCAACACCAGATCCAGACGCATGGGCAGATCTTGTCCCCGCAACACCCCTCGTAATACCAGTTAAATCATTTGTAGATATACCTGTGTAAGAAATAAATTCTGTTCCTACTTTAATTGTTCCTGACGTTGGAAATCCAGTTGTTGATGCAAGTGTAATAGAAGTTCCAGATCCTCCAGTACCTGCAGTGTCGTCTTGTAATAAACCATTTAAAGTTCCGAATACTTGTTGACCTCCACCCCATAATCCTGTTCCCCAACCAAAGCCGTAAGTAAATCCTAAAGCACCTGCACTTATGTATGGATTGACTGTTGCAGATCCAGATCCGTTAACCGTGGTTCCTGCTGCACTAGCCATTGTGATTGTAAATTCATCACTGCTTGGAACAGAGACTACTTGAAAAGTATTTGTTTCAAAATTACCAGCAGTGTATCCAGCACCTGTTGGAGGTGTCACTGAAGTAAATGTAAATAGATCTCCAGGTTGTAATGTATGTGCTGCTTTGTTTACAGTAACTGTCGCTGAAGTGTTTACAGTGTCAAATGTACAACCAGTTATGGCTGTACCTAAAGGTGTTATATCATAAAAAGCACCTTCATAATAAATAATTAAAACTTTGTTTGTGCCTATGGCTGCATATCTTCGACCATCTAAATCAGCCCATATAAACTGTTCTCTTGCTGCACCTACTATAGATGAATTAACAAGTTGTTCCCAACCACCTATTTTTTCAGGTAAACCATATCTAAACCTAACAAAGTCGCCATCAGTCCATTGACCTTGAGCGCCTGTTTCAGTTACCTGTTTATTAAATCCCGGTGCTATTTGTACTTTTGTTAGAGGCATGCTTTATTATATCACTTCCTCTAAGAGGTCTCTATATCATCGTCTTCATAAGATACTAATTCTTTAGTTTTTTTATCAAAATTAAGATGAAAATCTGCCACAACTTTCATTAGATTATTTGCAAAATGTTTCAAAGCAATAGGTTCTAATGTAAATTTACCTTTTTCGTTTATTATTTTTTTTTCGTCCTCAGTGAAAATTATTTCTGCTACGCCATTTTTATAGTGTTTTATAATCATTGTTTCTCCAAACCAAACATTTGTCTTTTGTCTATGAACCACTCCTTATTTGGCCCTTTTTTATTAACATAATGTAAAAAAGCCTGCATATGATAATCGCCCATAAACTCATCTCTTGAATGAGTAAATTCACAGCCCTTGTATATTAATGCATCTCCTCTTTTTAATAAAAAAGATTTGCCATCAATTATAATAGGCCAATCAGTTTTATCAGAGTCAATCATAACTGTAACACTATACTCACACGATGGTCTATCTTTGTGGGGAGGCAGATCAGAAAATTTTGTGTAACATCTCCAATAAGAGTATGTTGGTAAAAGCTCTAAACCTATTTCTTTTTCCATTAACCTTAATTTATTTATCATAATACTTTCCATTAAACAATCTGAATAAAAACTAGAATCACAATTAGCATTTGGACCAGTTTCTTCAAAATTTTGAAAATTTGTTCTATGTCGCATTTTACAGTATGTTGTTAATAAATTTAATTCATCTAATGATAAAAAATTTTTTACTTCTTTATATTTAAAATTTTTCATAAAATCCAAGTTACCACAGAATATCTTACACCTTTTGTAACTTTATTTACACGATGAGGAAATAAAAAATTACTAGGCCAAACAATAAATCTGTTAGGTTTTTTTTCTATAATATAATCTTTA